TGTAATCCTTGAAATGGGTAATCATGGTCAGCGGGTGGGGTGGGTGTGGTAATTAATTCAAGTAATGATTTTGCATCAACGATACCGTCTGGTCTGTATGTCTTTGCATCCCAGATTGCACGTCTTACGGCCTCATTATCTCCTGCTTGTAGTGCTTCGGAAGCGTCTTTGTACTTCTCAAGCCTAGCAATTTTAGCTTTTCCAGGGGGTAGTAGCTCTGCACATTCTTGTGCTGCCTGTCTACCTGCCTCGTCATTGTCAAAGAATAATACAACCTCTTCATAGTTCTGAAGTAGATCTAAGACCCTCTGTAATGACTTCTTTGCAGCCTTAGCTCCATTTGGTATGGATACATGTGGCCACTTGGGTTGTGCCTCCCATCCAGAGGCTGCATCTAACTCACCTTCATATATGGTAAGTCGAGTGCCTTTATCTGGGAATAAATTTTGCCCAAAAAGTTGATGGTCAGTGTTAGTGCCTTCCATCCAAAAGTCTTTGTCCTTAGTTTTGACTTTTGCTGCACATACCTGACCAGTTTTAGTAAAGTAGTGCATCCGTAATGTGTCTCCATCTTTGTGGATACGATATTTACGGCAGGTCTCCTCTGATAGACCTCTTTTCCTAAGTTTTACAGGTTCGCCTTTTAACATAGTAGTTTTGGCCTTGACGATGGTGGTTTCGTGTAGCTCCCCGCTACTAAAGTGGTTACATACAAAACAATAAGTATGTCCATCATCATATACGGAATTACCGTCTGACGAACCGCAATTAGGACAGCTGGTGTGATATAAGAATGTTGATTCATCTGAGCCAGTCAACTGGGATTGCATAGTAAGCACACCAAGGGAAACCGTTCTTTTCTGCCCATTTTGCGTATGTAGTTTTAGAACGTTTGGATATTTTATTGTTAGGTGATTGGAATATAATACGTATATCTAAATCTGGGTGAGATTCTTTAACAGCTTTCATCTTACGCCTTTGATCTGGAGGAAAGTAACCTTTGGCTTCGAGGTATATATCCCCAACCTTGAAGTCAGGAATATAGTTAGCCTCGATAAGATAAGGTAGTTTCTCAGATTCATACTGATAAGGCACTTTCATCTGATCTAACAAGTCAGCAACTTGCTCTTCTAAATGACTACGCATTAGAAGTCGTCATCCTCAACAGAGCTAGGAGTACCAGCTGCTTCAACATTAGGGTCTTCAACCTTGAATCCCTGTGTCTTACCAAATAAGTCAGCTGCTTGATCTGCTGTCATGTCACCATTGTCAACAACGCCAGCTCCACTGTTAAGACTAATAAGTTGAACTGCCTTTAATTTCAATGATGTACCTATATCACCTGTTGGTAATACATATGGTTTCTGGAAGAAAGCTAGCTTAACTTTACTACCGCTGTAGATTGGTGTATCTGTATCCTTAATTGCTGTACCTTCTGTATCAACAATAACAGGGAAAAGTTTATCATCAACTCTCCAAGAAAAACGAATGTGGTAAGTACCTTCTTGATTGTCTAGCTCTTCCCAAGGCTCAGGCTTTACAGTGACTCTTTTAGGGTTCTTGCTTTTGCTTCTAGCCCATTCTAAAGCTGACTCACGTTCTTCTTCTAACTTAGTTATCAAGTCACCTTTTACAAGGGCAGATAACTTATATCCCCACTCCCCAGGTTTTAGGATAGCTTGGAAGCCATCAAGTGTTACGGGGTCGGGTGTGACGTAGGTGGTTGCCATAATTAACAGAAAAAATAGGTGGAATTTGAAACATCTTTAGGATTTAATGTTCCAACGATTGGCGGTGGTTCAGAGGCATTGATTGTTTTTGCAAATTTAGAGAGCCAATCTTCTTCAGAAAAGATATTGGCGTAGGTCTCTCGCACAAGGCGATTGAGTGTTCCCATGTCTCCTGCTCTGCAAAGAACTGAGTCATGTATGACTGTGAATGGTTCATTGAATTGATTGAAAGATCTGTGAAGGATCGAAGCATCGAATGAATGAATGTAATTAGGGGCAGTACTAGACTTATGCTTGTTAGGACTAGGTGTAGTGTTACCTGTAGGTAATCTTATACTTGTCCTGCCAAGTAGTTGTAGTTCCATCCTCATTGTTTCAATGTCATCTCTTCTTTGATTGACTATGAAACCAGATGGTGTGACCCATTCAACTGCAGTAGCACCATCTCTGATGTACTGTCCGACATGTTTCTTTATCCATCTCATGACTTGCATTGGGCCAGGCACGATACTGTCCATACTGTTGTAAACAGCATTAACAATTTGTGTCAGTTCATCCTTTGTAGGATCTATGCCTTCTTCAAGTAATGATTCACGTATGTACTTGCGACTGCTATCTTTAGTAGCATTGTAAGGAATTGTCATAACTGTGCGTTTGCACACGGAACGAGTCATCCAATGGTGCATGTACGTTGGTAAGAACTCTTTGGCTTGTTCTGCCACCGCTTTGTATGCGTCACTAGGTTTGTTACTAGGGACAACATTTACTAACTCTGCTGTACTTTTGTCGGCTGCGAGCCCAGCGAGGATCTGTAATCCTGAGCACGTGGCATCAACGGCCACCATTAGACCAGTAGTTAACTTGTCTTTAGCTATACAACAGTGGTAGTACTCATGACAAGCAGCCATGAATTGCCAAGGTTCGTCTACCTCTTCCCATGAAGACAAATATCTTACGGGGTCAGTAGCAACTTTGGTGATGAGCTCAGTATTTTTAGACACCCATAGATGTCTGTCCTCTAGTGTTTCTTTATCCAATCCGTAGGTTGTAGCTACTTGGAAAGATAACCAAAGCTCTGCCTCATCTGTCACACTAGCCTCATCAGCAAATCTTAAGATAGCCTTTCCAAAGTCAGTATCTTGAGGAGTCAAGAAAGCTGGGATGGGATATGCTCTACCTCTGTAGTCAAAAGACCAGCAAAGATAAAAGACATCATCTTTAAATTTGTTAGCTGCTTCTAGCTGTGTGCGTGTTCTTACTGATCGTTTAAAGTTTATGCGATCAGCATTGTGAGCTTCTGCCATAGCTCGTCTCCAAGCTAAGTTAGATTTCTCATTAGTATCAGCATCTGCAGGGCGTGGGAGCTTAGTAGAAGGTGATATAGGTATAAACTTACCTATAATTCTACCCTTCAACCTCATCTCTTCTGCTGTGTACAGTACGTGCTGATTAACACAGTACTTGACGGCTTGTAACTTGTTTAAAAAGTTAATAGGCGTTTCTCCGTGTATTATGGTGGGGTTTCCCTTGCGAGTTAAGTCATGGCCTTTCATCATGGTATTTGTCAGGTATCCACCATAAATGATGTTACCTTCCTCATCATAGCCCCAATCGTCTGGTACTACTAGCATTGGCCAAGGTATACCAGAGAATAACTCAGCTGATTTGATTAGTTCAGCTCGTTTCTCATTGAATAAATCCGTTGGCACTACTCTGTAGTCATAACGTTTACGGTGTGTCTTACGTTTGCTGATGGTAAACCATTGAGTGGTATCCATAACAAGTGTCAGAGCCCACCTGCCAAGAGATGTCTTAGCCTTGATACTCCAAGGTGTCCATCTGATGTCACGTTGACCAAACTTTTGGCTGGCAATAACCTCTTTCTGGCGTGTACCACAGGAGTTGTGAAAGTATTTTTCACTGATGTAGTGCATCAATCCTGGATATTCCTTTTTGTACCATCTGAACTTACACTCAGATTCTAATGCAGATCCAATAGCAACAAGAGTAGGAGTGATAAGGTTAGCTCCTCTTTGTGTGCTAAATACTCTGTCAAATACAACCTTGAGTACAATGGTTGATATTGCAAGGGGTTCTAAATCGTCAAGGTAGATAGCTATGTCCTTATAAAACTTACCAGCTTGACCTGTTTTAAGTTTATGTTTAGTCTGTTCTACCTTTTCCATCAGATAAGGTAAAGCCTCTCTGATTGACGACACCCCGTACACGCTTGCGGAAGCGTAAGATTTGTCTTCTAGTTTCTCTAAAGAATCGTGAAGTCTCTGCCTCCCACAGCTGATCGCTTCCTGTTCTAGAAGAAACTGTCGGTGTAGGTTTGTATGCGTCACCATAAGCGAGAAAAAGTGAGTATTCGTAGTCGTCAAGACGGTCAATTTGGCGTTGTGTCAAATTAGTCATCATAAATTTTACATTGTTGTTCATAAGGAAATACTTTACAGTATTCCTCCATACTACTGAAGCATTGCCAGTTGGTCAAGTAGAAACCTAACTCACATGCTGCATTACGTTTGGTAGTTAGTTGACCTTGAGAGGCTAATATAACTAAGAACTTATCTATTGTTGGTGGCCCACACGGGTCAAGCTCAAGGCTGACCTCGCCTGTGTCATCATCAATGTAATATCCTAGTCTATCTAAAATCTCAGATAAGTCGTGTGGATTTAGTGTCATAGTAGATCATGTAATGTGTCAAGGATTGCATTACCAGTCATAACTACATAATCGCAGTCATTCATGAGTAAATTCTTCATGTACCGCTTGGCTGCTATACCTTGGCGGTATGATCTTTCTTCGATCTTGCCGTCAGGCTTGATTGCCCTAACAACACAGACGTAGGAGGCGGGCAGATCCCAGGTGAGAGCTGCCTCGTGGCCCATATCAAAAGTAATTTCAGTCAACTCGTTGGTTGCATGCCACTTGTTGATGTCTTTTATTCTATTTTTAAATGGGTCTGCCTTTGCCATAGTATCATAGTAAGTTGAGGGTTGGTAGTGTGTGTGGATTGTACAATCAGGCTGACGATAGTGAGAATCATGTACAGGCCAGCAAGCCAAGCTACTGCTTCGATGATGTCAGACTTATGGAACATCAGATTAGTTCCTCGTCAAACCGCTTCATGGCGATCTCAGCTTGTTGTTCCTCTGATAGGTAAGGAAAGGCTAGCTTAACCTCTTCGAAAAGGGTCTCAAGCCTTTCTTGTGCGTGTGGTGTACTCATCAGCAGATAAAGTGTCCGCTACATGAGAATGACCATCTGAATGGGTACATGTCACCATACTCTTTGGCAACTCTGGCATCAATGATCTTGGCAATGTCATCTCTGTCCTTGTATGTCAGGCAGTCGGCAACATTGATGTCCTTGGTGCGGTGGAGCTGCTTGTTGTGTTCCTCCGCTTGTTTCATAAGATCATCATATTCCATTAGTCCAGCTCCTTCTCTTGCTTGAGTGTTCTGAGATTATGTGTCTCAATTTTGAACTGCTCATCATTTGAAGGTCTGTCCATAATCCTGGAAAGCCTACATATGACAGCTTCTTTGCTGTCGAACACACCTAGTAGCATGTCTTCCATTGTGTATGGGCTGACACGTGTGAGTGTGTAAACGATAGGGTCATCGCAAGCATCAAAGGTCTTGATGTACTTGTCACCGATGGGTTGAGTGATGTTTGTTTTGATGGAATTAGCCATGTGATTGGAGCCAGATAAGGGAGCGTTGCATGGTTGCTGAGTCATCGTCAAATTTACCAAAGGCTACGTTGCATGAATCGCATATGTAACCTCTAAACCTGTCAGTTTTGTGGTCATGATCGAGAACCCATTTAGTGGTATGCCTACCACATGCTGGACAGTCTCCAGCTGCAGGTACTGGATGGTTACGTCTCAGTCTGCGTCTGACTGTCGCTTGTTTGTTGGAGCAATGTTTGCAAGTATTCTTGCGACCTGCTCCCTGAGTGCTAAATAGTGGAAACTCTTCCAATAGTTTGGTTTCTCCACATTCTTTGCATCTTTTAGAGACATTCTGCATAGTAGTTGGTGTATACTACTTCGTCTGCTAAATGGCCGAGACCTGCATCTTCGAGTATGTCGTAGATGTCTCTGCCGTCTTGGTCAAAGTCAACAGTAATTGTGTTGTTTGATGCTGGGTTGTAGTTGTACCCTGCCTCTAATATAGAGGAGGATACAGACTTGTCGAATGTAACAGTCATTGTGTGGCTAGACATGAGGGAGTACAGGTTGTTGCAAGACTCGCACCTTGGCAAGCTTGTGTTTGTATATTGAGACTGGTGTGATCTCTTTGCACTTGACACTCTTGAGTTTGCAGTTGGCATTGACCCAAAATCCTAAGCTCATGTTAGGTTGTGCAAGTAGGTTGGCGATAGCTCTACGAGATACGTTAGTATACTCATAGCGGGTATCTGTCAAGAACTCAACAATAGCTGTGCCTGATAATGGGTCTACGTCAATAGACTTGACACATGTTGATGTACGTGATTTAGGTTGCATGGTATAAAGTGGTAAACAGCAGAGGGTGAGACCCTCATACAACCAATGTAACATGGCTGTAGGAGAACGTCAACCCCATTGGGCTGCCATAGCATCGGCAATACCTTGGTACGTAGTAGAACGTAGCTTCCATCTGTCTTTTGAAGGAGGCAGGTAGTGTAGACGTTGGCGTATCTTGTTAGGTAATCCTGACACATCTACAATGTTGGTGGGTTGTAGCTTGGGTAAGCCACGTAGCCACAGGCCAGTCTTTTTCTGTTCTGAATGGCCGAACATGTAGGGCTGGACATACTGGGTAGCAGGGCCGAGCTTGCTGCGTGACGATAGTGCACCTACAGGGTTTTCTATACATAGTTTGACACCTGATGACTCGTGTAAGTCCCAGATACGCTCTACAAACTTGATAGCTGCAGGTTGACGGCCATCGGCTACTTTCTCAGCCCATCTGGATGCACCTGATACACTGAGGTGAGTGCAAGGCGGGTGGGCGATGATGAGATCCCAGTCATACACATTGTGTGGCCAGATGAGGTCAAACATGTTGCCTTGGTAGTGTTTACCGTTGGGACTGTCGGATGGTAGGAAGTCACAGCTGGTAGCATCGTGGCCACGTTTGGTGAACGCATCACGTACTACACCGCTGTACTCACAGGCTACTAGAACTTTCATACGTGTGGGTGTTTGGGGCGTAGTTTACGCATCTCGATGTATGCCATCTTCTGATAGAACATCTGTCTACGTTTGGCTTCTTCGGGTGAGAGCTCTTGTGGTTTTTTAGTCATAGCGGTGGTGTGTGTTGGCGGTGAGGTGGCTGCTGCCTAGCATTACTCACGCATTAATGATAACAATAATTACCTAGTCAACCAACGTGTGTTATACTTTGTAATATCCACGTAGGACATTGTGTATGCGTTTGTGGGTGACCCATGTGATGGCTTGGATGTCAGCTGCCATGAACGTCTCGTTGAGCTCTTCGTTGATGAACGAGGTGGCGTCACGGTAGTCTTGCTTGATTTGCTTGCGTAACTTCTTACCAATCGGTGGTGTTTTGGTAGTTGGTACACGTGAGCCTAGCCAAATGGAGTATGCGTGGCCGTCAATACATATATCGTCAAGACTTCTACGATAGATGCAGTTGTAGAACTCAAGGCGTTTGTCACCTGTGAGTATAGCCTCTGATGGAAGTGATGGCAGTGTGAGTATGCTGATGGCTAACATCTTGTTAGTCTTGAATGTACACACTTTGAGCCTCTGCAAGTCTTTGCGAGTGGCGTGTGATTGGTGTAGCTTGCACATTGCCTCGGCATCTATGATGTTGCGTGACCATTCGTTGCGAGGTGATAGAGCACTGACGACACCTGCGACAGTTGATGTAGGTACGTCATACCTGTTGCTGATACTGTGGCAGATCTTGAGGGCATTTGGATACCAGTCACGGCCTGCCTGCACTTCTTGAGTAGTGGCCAGTGTAAACCTAGCGACAATCTCACGTGCATTGGGTGATAGTTGAGCGTATGTCATGGGTTTGTGGTGTGGCTAGAAAGCTAGCCGAAGCGGTGTGTAGGAATTGCACCTACGCTATATGCTTATTGTACTGGTAAGGGATAGGGAAGTAAATGAGTAATAATACTCAACTTCTAAAACGTTAGTAATCGGTCAGAGGGATAGTGGCACTGGCCCACCGCATGAAAGTACTGTTATTATATACACATCTTGAACTATTCCTAGTTAAGAGATCGGTTGGCCGATATAGTAACAACAGCACTAATAAATTATGTGCGTGTAACTCTTGATATTCCCTCACTGTCCCTCTCTTAAGCTGGCCCCGTAAGGCCGACACTTAGATTTAAATGTTTTCACATCAGGTAACGCTGCCAGTCGCCAGTGACGTAGCCCTGGAGTACATGTGTACTAGGGATATTGTCCGTTTAACTAATCTGGTTTGAGCTGTTTCTATCTTATAAGGATAGATCCCAGTGATTGGTTTGTGTTTGTTTGATTCCTCAATTCATACCTTTATTATAAATGATATGTTTTGACTTGTCAAGTTGTTTGTTACATTTAGTAATATTTAGTTAAGTTGAAAAATTTGTTATTTGCTTAACTATTTATACTATAATGTATTTTTGTGAGTATGTCAAGTATTGTTTTAAAATCAAGACATTTACTTATAAGATTAATTCAAGGCAGCTCAAGCCACGGACGATGGTGGCGACCATCCTAAAGCTTTTGAAGTAGTACACATGTACTGTATCAAATGATACAATGTTACATAAAGTAACAATAGTACACATGTACTGTATCAAAATATACATCAGCTGCCCTTATGCTATAGCAAGCATAAATAAGCATAACTTATATATAATCTTATAGGTATTTATACTCAATCAAATCATAAGCAAATCTTATATATAGTATTTATACTTATAATATAACACACCTCACAGTTAGTGCAATAGTATGTTATGTAATCCACATATAGCGACCAGAGAGCAAACAGATGCCCGCAAGTAGGTATTTATACCTAGTCATCCCCGCGAGTAGGTAAATATACCTAGTGCAGCTCCTACCACATAACGCGGGATTTGTCAATAGGTATTTATACCTGGCGATAGTGGTAGTACAAATGTACTAGCCCCCGCGAGTACCATAAAAAGTTCTTGCTGTCAATAAGTATTTATACCTAGTGTATAAAATGATACAATCTGGGGTAACGGGGGTCACACTAACTTTGGGGACGTATATATCCCCACAAACAATTTTATCAAAATTTGAAGAGACATCCTTGCCTCTATTCCTCATCCACATATACCCCGCCAAGCTGACAGGAGCAGCAACACGCAGTACAAGGAGAATAATAAGTAGTTTTTTCATGGTCGTGCAGTACGAAGTGTACTAGAGTGGTGGTAGAGTATGGTTAATAGTACCACGAAAGTAATCTCGTGTTAGAAGAGGGTGGAGGTTTTTATTCCACTCACCCTCTTGACCGCTGTTTCCACCCACGAGGAGCACCACTTCCCCGTGTATTATGGTGGGGTTACTCTAAATCCAAGTGTGTGTATGGTTTTTAGTCGATCCTCTAGCCTCTCTTCTCTGTTCTAAATCCATTCCCATCACCATATGGTTAGCTTCTGCTACAGGGTCATCCATCCAAGCTTCTAAGTGGTCTATCCACTCTTGTTGTCTTCTGTCTTTTATGGACTCCTCGGCTGACAGTGCTAAGGCATCTGTAAACCATTTAACGCCTTGGGCGAGGGAGTCGATCCTGTCATCATGTCGTACAGCTCCTTTTTCTCGGCACATTCGGCTGATTTGGTAAGCAAGCATATATTGGAATCTATTTTCAGTCGCCTCATCCGCATTACTTTTATAATCCCAGTTAATGACGGCAGGATCCACAATAAGCCTATGCTGATTAAAGACAGGTTCAAGAGAACTAATAATCCGATCTTCCTTCCTGACATTTGCTCTAGTCTCCTCTATGTTAATGTTTGTTTTTGTCGTTTGACAGTGTTTTCTAAATAGCTCTGATACAATACCATCGCCAAAGTTACTCTCGATGAGCAGCGTACCCGCACCATACTTTCTACACCTCTGTAATATGTCTAATAATGTCTTGTCGCTATAACCGTCTCTAGTGGCGTATACTTCGTGTAGGTATATAAATCCATTCAACTGAGATAAGAAGCATGCTACAGTCTCGTCTGAGCCCCTTCCAGAGGGGTCTACGCTACAAATAGTTTCACTATATTCTTTCCACTCTCCCTGTATCTGCATTGGCTTATAATAATAGTCTCCTGGGAGTCCTGCACATGGCAAGTCTTTACACATGTTTTCTGGATTAGAACACCATATTATGTTTTCGGGTGCATGTGTTGGGTTAACAGGGTTAATTATTAAGTCTGCAAACTTTAAGGGAAACTTCTCAGCGTCAGATAGGGTGGTATCTAGCATAAACTGTAGCATAAAGTTACTACGACCCATAGATGCCTCTCTTTCGAGTAAATCACCTTCTTTAAATCGGGTATCTGTAGGTTCCCATGCTAAGTTTTTATTGTCTAAGTCTTCTTGCAACTGAGGTGCAAGTAAACCATCATACATAGCAGTTTTGCGGGGGTATCTAGCTGGCCATACAAATGGTCTGTAGCTACGCTCCCTTAACTTGTTATATACTGTGAATGTCGTCTGAGGAGTGCCGAGAAACATAATACGAGAGTCACGTTTAGGAGTAAGAATA